TTCATTAATGATTTCAATTTATCCAATGGCGCGATAACTTCGGGGTTTGTTGATGCCCCTGGATATTCACCCATCAAACCGAGCGTTGGCCCCGATACGATACCACCGTCGGCGAATGCGGTGACGTTGGGGCCTTTGTTTAACATGCCGCTGATTACGGCCGAACCTGCCACCAATGCGACACCCGCCGCGATGGCCGCAACCGGTTGTTTAATTAACAACTCTTTAAACGCCTTGGAGGCCGTTGCGGTTGCTATCAACGCTTGCCCAAATGATTTCATAAAGGCCGCCACGGCGCCTAGTAATTTTTTACCAAACGTTTGAAAACTATCAATTTGGCCCGTTAAAACGCCGCCAATTAACTCACCAAACGCCTCTAGCCCCTGGGCCGTCAAGCTATTAAATGCCGCGTTAATCCCCTCGGCCGATTTGGCAAAACGTTCCTCGTATGCTTCTTGATTTGCTGCCGCCCTTTGCGCTGCGTAATCGATTTGCGCATATGCGTGCTCGATTGGCTTGGGGTCGGGTATTTTAACCGGCGCTGGCTCGACTGCCTTAATTCCTTGTCTCGTTCCGCTTGCCGATGATGCGATTTCGGTGGCCTTCAAATCGTTGGCGGCTTTTTGGGCTGCCTTTAATTTCTCGGCTTGTTTAACTTGAAAATCCTTTAAATCCGCCTGTCTCTGATTTGCAATTTCGCCGTTTTTCTCAACCTCGAGCGCAACGACTTTATCCTTGTACTCGTTATTGATTGAGTAGCGCAAATCGTTTTCAAGTTGCTCGTATTTTATGCGTATTTCGGCAATTTTTGAAGCGTTGCCCGTTGCCAAATACAACTCCTCGCGGCGTTGTTTGTGTAGTTCATCCATCGCCTCTTTGCCGTACTTTATGTACATGGCCTTTTGACGGTCCAAACTATCCTGTTTTATCTTGAATATTTCGGCCTCACTTTTGCCTTGCGCCTGGGCTTGACTTATTGCCAATTGTGCGCGGCGTTCTTCTTCTTTTATTTGACGCTGTCCGAGTGTGAGCGATCGTTCCTGCGCTTTTTGAAACGACTCGAGGCGGGCTTTTGCCTTGTCGATTTCGCTCGACATGTTTTTGAATAACGTAACCGCCAAGCCAATCGCAACCAATACGGCACCCGCGCCCGTTGCTAACAACGCGGCCGAGTATGCCCGAGCCGCCAACGTAGCCTGCCCCATTACAAACGTCTGAACCTTGGTCGCTGCCGTTTGTATTCCAATCATTACTGCGCTTTCGGCTTGCAATGCGTTTTGTACTGCCTGCAACCCGTTTACCACGGCCATAATTCCCTGCAATTTCACCATGGTTTGTTGGAGGTCCTCGTTTTGAATGCCCAGGGCGGCCGCTGCCCCTTCAACTGCTCCGAATGCCCCGGCAACTCCTTGAATACCTCCCAAAACGGAATCCAGTCTGCGCGTATCGCTTGCAAAATACGAAACCTCGGCGCGCGTGTCGCCAATGCTGTCCTTTATTTTACCCGCCTCTTTGATCATTGAGTTGGCCGTTGTGGCAAACTCTGGACCCAGGGCGCGAACTTCCATTGCTAAATTTGTCAGCTGCTGAACGGTTCGCCCCGTCAATTTGCCCGTGGCCAATTTGTCAAACTGTGCCTGAATGCTAGCAACGCTTTTTCCTGCGTCCTCTGTGAGCATTTTGCCCGACTTTTGAACCGCTACCACCGCCGCATCAAACCCCTTTTTTAGGTTGCTGATATCGGCCCCGATTACTATATTTAACGATTGACTTTTGGCCATAATTATAAAATTATTCTACTACCACTTTCCAACAACATGAAATCTCCGCTTTCTAGCAACATGAAATTGTCACCGGTTGCGCTTTCGATTCTGCTGTAATTAATTATGTAATCCTGTGAAACGTGATAAACCCCGGCAAATGCTGCCTGATCCTCATTCATTTCAATTTCGCCGTCGTATTCAATTACTTGAACCGTAACTCCATTAAATATACCAGGCGTTGGAACCTCCATTGCTGATCGCACCAATTCGGCCACCCTGTACGCGGATTGGTATGTCGTGCCGAATACGTCAACCTGAACGCGTGCGAAATCCGTTTTGCTTGGCCCCGATTTGCTCATGTGGGGCACGTTGCTAATTACGTGCAGTGTAATGGCTGGAAACGATGATCCCTGGGGTAATCGTAACGGGTTTATTCTTAATCCCACAACAGCCGTTAACGCCGAATTATTGGAAAGGATGTTATAGGCTGCGATTATTGCTTTCATGCTTTTGCGGGTGGGGTGAGCTTCGCAAATATATCTTTATGTTTGGAAACGGTCGCAACAATATCGTCGTGTTCTGACCGCTCCCAGGGAAACCGCAATAATTTTGTAGGGCTTATTGGAGATCTTAAGTGCGGCGTCATGGCTGCCGCAACCGTCCAACGCGCAATAGTCCATTGGTTCCGATATTCTTGCCTCTGTGCGCTTCTGAGCCCTTCAAGTTTGCGTTTCCAAAATCGGGGCGTTGATTTCAAAAACTCACGCTCCGACAAATTCAATTCGCCGTAACTGATGCGCTCGACCATTTTCCAAGTAAGCGGCGCGCCTTCGCCCTCGGGTTCTACTTTCCCTCGGTTTCGTCCGATTCGAAAAAGTCGTTAATGGCTTGTGTAAACCCATCCAAGGCTGGCGACAATTCAGAAAATCGCTTAAGTGATGCGCCTAATTTTTGAATCGTTTTGAATGGGGTTTTTTCTTCCCGGCTTTCGTAGCCCTCCAAAATTCCATAAAACGCGCATTGCAACGCAAAATCCATTGATTTACCAAGGTCGCGTTGTGCGGTTAATTCGCTAAAATTTTCCATTCCCGCGATTTGCATAATTTCGCGGATTGAATTGAAATTAAATAAAAGGGGGTGCTGAACACCCCCGATTTCGATGTGGTCCATACCACGAAGATACAAAAAATTAGATAGTTCCAACAGTCAACGCTCCGGTTCCCTGAATTGAGGCCGTGAAGGTTGTAACATCGTTGTTTGGAGCGCTTAAGCTCAAGTTGCTGAAAAATGCAGCACCGCTCAATTTGATGTCGCCGGTTACATTTGAGGTCATCACGATAGTAACGGAAGTACCCGCCAACAAATCGGTCAAAATTTCTTTCCAGCTGATTGATGCGCCTACGCTGCCGTCCTCCTCAAACATACCCTCAACCGACATTGTGTAGCCATACTCGCCAGCAATAAATTCTTTTGCACCCGCGCTGTCTTTGTTGGTGGTTTCAATCATGTCCTTGGTGATTTCAAAATCGTTCGACGTTGCGTTTGCGATTTTGGTCAAAGTGCCGCTCACATCTTTATAGATTGCGATCAGCGTTCCGTTGGTAATTCCAGTGCTTGCCATGTGTATATTTTTTTATTTTATTTTCAAATTATTTTTTTTCGCCAAATCGCGAATTATTTTCAACATCCCCGACGTGATCGCCTCTGATGCTGCGTTTTTGTTTGAATCAAACGCCCGTCGCATAAATCCGCGCGGTGCAATTTGACCCGTATATTTTCCATCCTTTGTAAAACGTGGCGCGGTTCCAAATTCCAATATGTGAGCTAAATATCCGTGCTCGCTGTGCCAATCAATACCGGCAAGCGTTCCCGTGAATCCCTTGTTGGTTTTTGTCCCTACAATTTTAACGCTCATTTTTGCCAATCCGCTATCCTCGGGCATGTAGGAACGCGCAACGTAAACAATTTTTTGCGCCTCCTCGTTGGTCAAGGCTGCAACTGCTTTTTGGTCCACGCCTTGACCCATGGATTCCAACGCGTTCAACAATTCCGCCATGCCTTCAATTTTTACGCTCATTCTGTTAGGTCGGTTTGGATTTTCAAATACATGTCGCGATCGATATTCGCGATATTGATTATGTTGTAATATCGGTCATTCCAAACTATGCGATCCTTTACGCTTACGCCTGCATCAAAACGCACGGTGAAATTAACGTTTTGGCGGTGCTCTCTGCGATCCGCGTCGACCGATTCGGCCCCACTCTCTGATTCCTGAACGCGTGCCCAAAAATTCGCGTAATTCGCCCACGTTTGCAGCTTCTCGCCCGTGTTGGTGTCGGTTGATTCGGTGTATTTCTCAACCGCGATAAATTCGTCCATTAATCCCGCGTTCATCTTATCCGAAATTAACGACCCTGTACTTATCCAAAAGATACTCGTGGTTGTAGTCCAATTTGTTCACACTCGCGCCAATTACCACCGATTGACGGTTATCATAATACTGCCCGATTAACAGCAATGCGGCATATTTAATCGAATGCGGGAATTTCGCCGATTCGTTAACGCCTGTCGCGCTTGCAAGTTCGAAACCTTCCTTTATTTCGGCAACCAATCGCACGTCATCGTCGGTCAAATTATCCGGCAAGGTCTCAAAAAATACAGACCTCCCAAACTGACCGAATGTAACAGGCGCGTCAATCCAGCCCGTTGCCGTTTCGACTGCGTTGTTTTGGTTGATGTATTTAATATTGGTAATCGACAAAACGCGCGAATAAATACGCAACATGTTGCCCTCAATATAGCCGAATGGGTTTAAC